TTTAACATAATATACATTATACGAAATGTTCTGTATTAACCATTTGATTTATAAGAATGTTTCGCCACACTTGGGACAATATTCCCAATGTTCTTTGTCTGCATATTCAGCGTCATATTCAGCATCACATTCAGAACAAACAATTTTGTCTAACTCATCATGGCTCATGCTGGGTTTTTCTTCGGCAACGGCTTAACACTAAAAATCTGCATTTGAGCACCAAACTTAGTCTGTGACTCTACAAATTGAATTTCTACTTCTTGAGCATTGTCTGCACATTCAGCTAATACAGATTGAATCTGTTCAACTGGCATAACACCGGCTGCTGGAGTTAAGTTGTATCGCTGCGGTGAAAATACTGTTGTAGATAAATAAACTTTCTCTACACCATCTTTTTCAGTACGGTAAACAGATGGCAAAATTGTGCGTGTATTAAATTGAACTTGCATGGTAAAAGCCTCCTCAGGCAACTAAATGTAAGCCCGATTTAGGGCTATATTGTGAAACTGGAAGTTGATAATCAGCCGGATATTGATCACACATCTTGAGTTCGAACATACGAACAAATGGAATAACCTTGCCATTAGGATTCTTATGTAGGTTTTGAAGATGTGACTTAGAAATACCTACATTTAAAAGATTATTTAGTGAGTCGTAAAAAGTACGCTCGTTATATAGCTCTTTAGTTTTAACCCAGCCAACTTGACGCATAAGTGAATAAAACTTAAATGCATTATTCGCTTTTGTATAACTTGGCTTACCAGTTTTAGTGGTAGTAACTAGATTGGATCGGAGTAAATCCAAAACTTCTCCATCAGATGAAAAATTCATATATTTACCCTTCATTGTGTCTAGGATCGGGTCAAAAGCTACGTGCCAGAGTCGTAGCAATAATTCTGGCTGTTCATGTTGAAGCTTAATAAGCTGATATAAATTAGTTGGATAACCATTTTTAGACAGATATGTCTTAGTAATACGGCCTTCAAGACGTAAAACAGCATTAGCAAAAGGCAAAGCATCATGCATAGCCATTACAAGAGACTTAGAACGCATACAGCCTTTATCTGCTTGTTTTTGTACTTTATTTAGTTGTGCTTTTACTTCTTCAAACTTACCGTAAGCCTTCGGACGTACACTTGCACCATCATTACCCCAAGTAATGTAGTTGTCGTATTTAATCTGTCTGGCCTTACGATGACCAGACGCAAGATTAGCCATATAATCAAGAACTGGTTGAACCATATTCTGATGAGGCAGTCTAAAAATATAAGTAGTATCAAGACAAAGGACTTCTGCACGTTCTAAATCAAGAATTGGAGCAAGCTTAGGGAAAGCTTCAAGTAACATTCCAATCATATGGAAAGCACCAAGTTCTATAGATTCAAAACCATATACGTTATGACCTTGAAGTAATTTAAGCGGTGAAGCTTTAATTTCAACATAAGGATGGGTATTCATCGTATTGGTATAGAACTTAACAGCCATATCAGTGTAATCACTTGGGAGAGACTCGTATGGGTGGTACAACTCCCCTGTTATAGTCTCTCCATCGTCATTTTTACTCACATGCCGAGTAGCTGCTGGAACTCCATAATCACGAATATCACCATTAAAAAAATGGTGATTATCAAAGCTACGCACATGCGTAGGAATGATATAAATCGCTAAACGGAGGAAATCAAGCATTCTGGTATACCGGTATACTAACGGATACAAAATACAACAGGTATACCGGTATATGCAAGCATATTTATAAAAAAACGTATACGCTTATAGCAATGTATATCTTGATATTTGGTTAAAAAAATGCCTCAGACTGTCAAATTGAATGCTTGGGAACAGGAAGCTTTAGAAGAGAGATTCAATTTAATAAATAAAAAATTAATTATGAAAGGATTTAAGCCCCTTAAATCTGAAAGTGAAATAGTGCATAAAATATTAGAGATGACACTAAATAAAGTTGGAATAACTGAAAACGGAAGCTTAAAAATAGAAGAATAAAACAATTAAATAAGAAAAGTTCTCAATAAGCCTGAAAGCTCCGTTATATATAGCTCATAGAGCATATTGCAAAAAACTTTCCGCAGTCAGGCACACTATTAGATAGCAGTGTGCCCTACTCTAAAATGATATTTTCGCTCGTTCGGTCGGTCGGTCTGTCGCTGCGCTCATCCTCCTCTCTCCTCGCTCAAATATCATTAAGATGTCGCATAATGCAGATTAATGTTAAATAACGCCGATTTGCTCTAAAAATAGTTGCAAATCGGCTATGTAACATAATCTGGACTACATTATGCGAAATCAATCACAGTAAATTCTTTTAGATTCACAAGCACTTTGTTGGCATGATTTAGAAACAAACAGAAGTAAAACTAAAAGAAGAAATAGGGGTAAAATCTTTATAAATGCTTTAATAAAAATGACCATCAATGTCTCCAGTAAAAGCAAAAGCGTAATCAGAGGGGGAAATATTCATATTGTCATTGTGTCAGTTCGTAGACACTCACTTAATACTTTTCTTCTAGCATTCTTCATTACGTAGCAGATCGATAAGCTTTTTCTGTTAAAAAGCTTATGAGCATCTTAAGATGCTCTATCAGGAAGCTCAGAAAATATTTCGATTAAAGCAAATATAAAAGCAAGAAAAGAAAGAATGAAAAATACCACAGAAAAAGAGGCAATCATTTCAACAAAGTCTTGTTCAAAATAGTGATCTAAATAACTGCAATAAGTATCAAATAGTTCTGCAATAAAATAAACAAATTGAGAGAGCCAATAGAGAACAAAAGGTATAAGAGCTAAGAGTGAAATGGAGAATATCAAGCCCGCAATAATGTATAAAAAAATTTTCATATTAAAGTCCAGTAGGTTCTACAGGTTGCTGAATTTGCTGCTGATAATTAATTGCTTGTAATCTTTGTTCTCGTACTTCGTTAGATGCAGCTTGCAAAAGTCTAGGGTTATTGGCTAGCTCTTTACAATAAGTAAAAGGAATATCTATATAATTTCCATCCCCTGAATATGCAGTGCATTTAGTTCCAGACAAGAAAACAGAAGCAATACGTTTTGTCTCTCTAACGAATGGATCTGAGGGTAATTCAGTATTAAACGGACTTTGGTTTTCAATATCCAAAGCATTCTTTTGTTGTTGAACAGAATGATCAAAATTTTTTTGTTCAGGCTGTTTTTGTTCAACTTGTTTATCATCACCAAATAAACCGAAAAAACTTGTCTCTTGTGCATTGGCAAACCCCTTATAAAAAAGAAAAAGAGGAATTAGCAGAAAAGCATAATATTTAAGTGGAAAAGTCTTTTTAATATTATGCACTTCACTGGAGACATAAAACTTATATAAATGTTTTGGATAACGCCAAAATGTTTTAACAAGTGCATCAGAAGCAGTATGTTTTGAAAATGTTGTTTTAGCTTCGGCATACTCAAAAATCATAGCCATGTCATAACCGAACTTTCGACGCATAATATAATGAGTTCCGACAGAAGCCAAAACTTCAGCACAAAGTAAACGCGGATTTTGAGTAATCATATAAATATCAAAACCAAAATGGCCATGTAAAGTAAGCGATATACCAATATCACGAATCTGGGCCATACGTGGTTTATCAGAAATCAAGTTTCTATCAGCAAAAGCAGGATGTTCATGTGCTTCATCATAAATAACAACACTGTCATTAGGTAAATCACGCCAATCATGTGGATTTTGCATATCACTTGAAAATGTCATGACACCAGGTATTTTAATTCCAACAATATTTGTATATACGACACGTCCCTGATTTAAATGCTTAAAAATAATTTCAATAGCTTTGAGTGTTTTGCCTGTTCGCGGAGGTGCAGAAATTAGATATAACATATTATTAAGCTGCCTTTCCTAACATAACTTTAGCAGACTTGATAAAAGCAGCTATACCCATTGCCGACATAATAACACCAAGCCCTTGAGGTATTTTCAAAATAGAAATCAGGCCTAATACATCACTAGGCAAACTATAGAATAAGCCTTTCATTTGCTGTTGAGCTTGCGCAACTAAATCATCAGCAAAGTTATAAGTGAAAAACATTAAGCCAGCACCAAGTAATAAGCGAGCAACTAATGAAGATGCAAAAGCAGTTAATATAGTGATTAATATCGCAGGCATATTAAACACTCCTCAATGTACGGTATGAAATAATAATTGAGAAAATCATAACTATATTTCCCAGATATTTTAGAACATCACATAATGCAGAATAGGAAAAATTATATTGAGAACCTAAAATGTTTATTGAGTTCTGAGCAGGACAAGAAACATTACTAGGGAATAAATCTTTTAAAAAATCAGAAAATGAAAATGTATGATGATTAGACTCAAGCTTAATATCATCAAGTTGAGAAGTATCAATATTTGAATCAGAGCCAGAATCAGTTTCTGAATCAGATTCTTTATTAGAAAAAAATGAAAATAGTAAATTATAGATTCGATCTAAAATAGAACCAGAGTTCGAATTAAGATTATTTACTGATGAAGTAACTTCTTTATTTAAACAATCCCAACTTTCTTTTTCAGATAAACCACAACCAGTAGGTAACGGATCAGGGGGGCGATTGCATACATAAGCATTTAAACGATAATCCCAACTAGAAGGAGCGTTAAATCTAGAACACTGAACACGACAAGAATAGTAATTAGCAGTATCTACACCAAATTCACCATCTACTTGATCAGTTTCCTCACACTTATAATACTGACATGCATATGGCGTTCTAACTTCCTGATCTTCATATCTGAATGTATAACAACCATCAGTATTATTATTGTCTATCTGGTCATATTTATTAGAACACTGTTTATATTTAATGCCGACAAATACTTTGTAATAAGCATTATAAAGCTCATTATATTCACGTGTAAGTGAATCGTTTAAATCTTTACAACTTACAAAATAATCAAAGTTTGAAGGTGATTCAATTTTTGGAAAAGCAGCACCCCACTCAGCACTAGAATAACCTGCCGAGTTATAAATAACAGGTGGAGGCGGATCAAGATATTTAAATTGAGGCTGTGAAATATGAAATAAACATTCTCCATTTTTTACGTCAGGATCACGAAAAATAGGCTCTTTGTTATTATATTTTAAATCACGGTCATCAATACGAATTGGTATTTTAATGCTTTGTATTTCGACTTTCTCACAAGTTGCATCAATCATTGCCGCATTTAAAGTGAATGAGCATGATAATAAAAATAATATTATAAATCTCATGCTCTAATCACTATATGTGAAGCATACAAATAGCACATTATTAAAATAAAATAGCCAATAATTGCTAAGCCTTCACAAACCTTTGCATATGAAAAAGTATGTGTGTAATGACGACCTGCAATATTCATTGATAAAGTATTATCAGCCGGACACTGTGCATTTACATTGAATATATTTTCATCAAGTTGTTTTGTTGATGCAGGTACTTCAAGAATAGGTAAATCTGCATGTAAACCTGATGTATCAACATCACCAGTTTCTGAATTGCCAGTACCACCACCTGAATTATTATTACTATCGGTTTCTCCATCTCCTGAATTACCAGTAAGTTTTTCACTAAGTAGCTGATAGATAGTATTTAGACCAGAAGAAAATGATTCAGAGAGCGAATTTATAGCTCCAACTATTGAATTCTTAGCTTTATTAATAGCTCTTGTTTCATCACTTACATCTAGTTCATCATCTGGTTCTTCATCCGGTTGCTTATTTGATTTCATACATAAAGATTGGCCATTGAAGGAGCCAGAAACGTAACCGATGGGGCAACGTAAATTATCAGGATTAAGACAAGAATCAGCTGTACATTTAAGTACAGTAGGTTTTTCTGGTTCGTCTGGATCATCAGGACAAATGATAGAACCATTATCACGAATACAATTGTCATCTGGAGGCGTTGGACTTGTTGGTTTTTTCAGAGGTGTAAGTGAACTACAAGTATCACCCGTTGAGATTGCAAATACAGTCCAAGTTCCATCAGAATTTTTTATAGATTCTCTTTCTGTTACTAGACAGTTATTACCGCCAACATCAGCACAAATGCTAGAAGGATAATCAGAAAGATTTGTAGTTAAAACAACTTGAGCACCTGAACCACACATATATGCAGCATGAATATATTGCGAAAAAAAAAGAATAAAAAACCCAAATAAGTATCTAAAATTTTTCATTAAAAAACTCCTAAATACTTATTTGAGCAGAGTATAAAATGCGAGTGCTAAAACGATAACCTGTATCCAATTCCAAAGTGATTCAGTCATTTTTTAGCACTCTAATTAAATTAACCTCGGAAAAAACCAATAACTTTACGAGCTGAGAAAATTACTACTGCAATACCAAGCACCCAAACTGCACCTGTTTCAATATCTGTTTGAGCAGAAGAACCAGATGTAGCACCCCCAACATCAAGAGCATTTGCTTGAGTAGTTGCCAAAGCAACAGCACCTAAAGCACCAGTAGCAACGCCATGACGCTTAAGAATTTGTATACGTTTTTGTTTTTCAAGATTGCCGTTCATAAATGAACCCCTTTTTAATTAGATACCCATTAATTTGCGTATCATTTTGACAGTGAAAACAACAACAAAAATTGCGATAAACCAAAGTAAAAGTTCATCTTTTTCTTGTGTTGTCAGTTCAGGCATAAAACTATGATTTGAATTTTCAAGAACAATCCATTTAGTACAAGTCTGGGGACTTGTTAGATCACTTGATAACTCTTCACAGATAAATGCCATTTCTTAAAATCCTGTACCCTACTTACACTGGTAATAATGAACACAGTATTGAGCATGTACGCTGAACTGTTTGCCACACTTCTTGCACTTATACATAAACTGTGTCATATTGATTATTACCATAAGTTATTGATT